CTGGGAATGACCGAGACGCAGAAGAAGGAAATGCTGGACCGGTTGATGATGCAGCACATGCTGGTGATCGACGGCGAGAACAGCAGCATCACGCCGCACACCCAGGAGGTCCCGTACAACGCCCGGAACGAGGGCCTGCGGCAGGTCCGGAATCAGATGTACGAGAACTACGGCGGCTTCGACGTTCACACCATCGAAGCCGGAGCCACCAATGACCACATTGAGGCAGGTTATTGGCCCATGGACGAAGAGGCGGACGCCTTCGAGTATCAGCTGATCGTGGCCATCGGGCAGATCCTGGCGATGCTCGGAATCGAAGACGTTCCCGTCTTCAAGCGGAACCGCGTCTCGAACCAGAAGGAACAGACCGACATGATCCTCGCCGCCGATTTCCTGGACACCCGGACCAAGCTGGAAAAGCTGCCCTGGATCACAGTAGACGAAGTTGACGACATTCTCGCCCGAATCGACATCGGCATCGACGACCGCATGGACGTCCAGGAAAACGACACCGGAGACGACGACCAGGAAGACGAACCGGCGGCCGACGACGACCAGGAGGAATAACCGATGGATTACGGAAGCACGTACGCTGACAGAAGGGAAAAAATGCTCGGCCTGCGGCTCCAGAAAGTCTACCGGGAATCCCAGAAGGACCTCGAAAAGCAGCTGGACGAATTTCTGGACCAGCACCGGAAAGCCGGAGCCGTGATGTGGAAAAAGCTGCAGGAGGGCGAGATCACCCAGCAGGAATACCACGAATGGATGAAGGCACAAGTTTTCAAAGGGAAGCAGTGGCGGCAGAAAATCGACCACATGACCGACCTCCTGAAAACATCCAACGAAAACGCCCTGAGCATCATCCGGAACGAACAGTACAACGTCTTCTCTGAGAACGCGAACCACGAGGCCTTCACCATTGAGAAGGAAACCACGGGCGCCATCAGCTTTGAGATTTACGACAACAGCAGCCTGGCGCGCCTCGTGAGAGACAAGCCGGAACTTCTGCCACGGAAGACCATCAACGGCAGGAAGGACAAAGCCTGGAACCAGGGCGTCATTGCAAACGCCGTCGCCCGGGCGATCATTCAGGGCGACAGCATCGACAAGCTGGCCCGGAGGATTTCGCACGACACCGCGAACACGGACATGAAAGCCATGGTCCGCTACGCCCGCACCGCCATGACCGGAGCCCAGAACGCCGGACGCATCGAGAGCATGCAGCAGGCAGAGGAGCTCGGGATCCAGGTCCGGAAGGGCTGGCTGGCCACCCTGGACGGCGTCACCCGCGACGCGCACCGGCAGCTCGACGGACAGGAACAGGACATCGACAAACCCTTCCAGAGCGAGCTCGGGGACATCATGTTCCCGGGAGACCCGATGGCCCACCCGGGCAACGTCTACAACTGCAGGTGCACCCTGATCCACGTTTACCCGAAACACCAGAAGGCGGAATGGGAGGGCAAGCGGAGGGACAACGAAACCCGGGAAATGATCGACAACATGAGCTACCGGGAATGGGTAGCCGCGAAGGAAAAGCAGCGCTACGGGAAGGCCGCCGCGCGGCCGGAAACGGACGTCACGGACAAATACCTGCAGAAAGCGACACCCGGGAAGGGAAAAGTCACATACGACAGGAACCTGAACAAAAAAGACGACAGCCAGGAAGTCGTCATGGCGCGCTGGCTCCGGGACACTTTCGGAGGAGACGTCCAGGTCCGGCAGGAGATAGACACAACGGACGGGATCAATTACAGCGATTATTTGTGGAGAGGCCAGCGCTGGGAATTGAAGACGCCGACCAAGATGAAATCCCCGGACCGAATCCTGGAGAAAGCCCTGGAACAAATCAAAAAGAACCCGGGCGGAATCATCCTCAACTACGATTGCGAGGACTTCAACCTGGACCGAGTTGTCAACGGAGCAAAAAAAAGAATGGAGAATTCCGGATTCAACGCCGACCTGATGATTCTCCACAACGGAAGCCTGATTTGTGTAAAGAGGTACAAAAAATAAGCGGACCGTCTCTCTCCGAAAGGCGACCCGCGACGAGCTCTCCGTGGAAAGCCCGTGTTTCAATTACATAATACCTCAACGACGCGAGAATTGCAACTGGAGGAGATCAAATGTCCGTTGTTTTCATTAGCCACGCGAAAGAATGCCTGACCGCGGAGGCAGCAGCAAAAAGCCGGGCGCTTGAGATTATCGGCGGGCGAGCAGAGAGCCACGCAAAAGCCGCCTGCCCGGTCCGGACCGGCAACCTGCGTAACAGCATCACCCACCAGCAGGAGAGCGAGAACGTGGAAGTGATCGGGACGCCCGTCGAATACGGGCCCTACGTCGAGCTCGGGACCAGCAGGATGAAAGCCCAGCCCTTCCTGAGACCTGCAGCAGAAAACCACACCGACGAATACAAAGCAATCCTGCGACACGAAATGAAGAACGCTTGAGCCACCGGAAGCCCGGCGGCTTTTTATTTTTGACAAAAACAGGGATGAAAACCGCAAAATATGTCTTTTTTTTCCTTTTGAGGAGCGCCGGAAACCGCCAAAATTATAGGCGAGATCCAAGCCCGGCACGACAGACTGTGCCAGGCGAGAAAAAAACTCCGTAGGTCCGACAGACAGGACCCGAAGAAATGAGGAGGAAATAAAATGAGTTTCAAGCGCGAGGAGATCAGGGAAATCCTGGGCGATGCCTACACGGAAGACATCGCGACTAAGCTGGTGAAATTGCACCGGACCGTAACGGACCCGCTGCTGGATCAGCTGGACGACGCGAAAAAGAACGCGGAGAAGTATAAAGCCCAGGCGGACAAGGTCCCGGATCTTCAGAGCAAGGTGGACGAGCTGAGCAAGGGCGACGATTGGAAAGCCAAGTACGACGCGGAAAAGAAAGCCCACGACGATTACAAGGCCCAGGTCGAACAGGAAAAAACAACCTCCAGAGCAAAAGCCGCCCACAAGAAACTGCTGGTCGAAGAAGGGATCAGCGACAAGGCCATCGACAGCATCCTGAATGCCACGGACTACAGCAAAACAAAGCTGAAGGAAGACGGCACCCTGGACGACAACTCGGCGGCCAGCCTGAAAAAGGACATTACTGAACGCTGGGGAGGATTTAAGGTCAGCACCCGCAAACGCGGCGAGCAGGTCGACAATCCGATCCGGAGCGGAGGCAAGATGACGAAAGAGGAGATCATGAAAATCAAGGATACCTCGGAACGCCAGGCGGCCATCCGCGAGAATTTGGATGCATTCCAGAAAGGATGAGTGAAATGCGGAAACCCCTGATGAAGCTGAATCTGCAGTTTCATGCAGCAGCCAACGTAGAAAGCCTTACCAACCCGCGCGATTCCCTGCCGAACGTCTACACCGACGTCACCGCCCGGGAGATCGACTTCGTATCCCGGTTCGGTCAGAACTGGGACGCCCTGCGCGCCATTTTCGGAATCATGCGCGCCATCAAGAAAGACCCCGGAACCCAGCTGGTCGCCTACACCGCCGACGTTACCCTGGAAAGCGGCAACGTTGGACCCGGCAAGGTGATCCCCTACTCCAAGGCCACCATCGTCGAGGCGGCCAAGAGCGACATCGCCATCGAGAAGTACGCGAAAGCTGTCCCGGTTGAAGACGTCGCGAAATACGGTGCCGAGATCGCCGTCCAGAAGAGTGACGACGCCTTCCTGACCAAGCTGCAGAACCTGGTGCTCGGGAAGTTTTATACCTTCCTTAACACCGGCAGCCTGACCGGCACCGCAGCCACCTGGCAGATGGCGCTGGCTAAGGCCCAGGGCGAAGTTATCAACAAGTGGCAGACCATGCAGAAGAGCATCACCGAGATCGTCGGTTTTGCCAACGTGCTGGACGCCTATGATTACCTTGGCGCTGCGAACATCACCGTACAGACCGCTTTCGGCATCAGCTACATCGAGAACTTCCTCGGTTACAAGACGCTGTTCCTGCTGCCCGCAGCCCAGATCGCCCGCGGCAAGGTCCTGGCCACCCCGGTCGAAAACATCGACCTCTACTACCTGAATCCCGGCGACAGCCAGCTGGCTAAGCTGGGCCTGCAGTACACCGTCGACGGCGACACCCCCCTGATCGGTTTCCACGCCCAGGGCAACTACAGCACCGCCGTCGGTGAGAGCTTCGCCCTGATGGGCATGGCGCTCTGGGCTGAGTACCTGGACGGCATCGCCAACATCACGGTAAACTCCCAGGACTGACGCCGCTGACGCTTAGCCCGAAAGCGTCAGGTAGTTATTGGGGAACCTCCGTAGCAGACATTCAGGAAGACCTGGAGGTTTCTGAGGGCAAAATTACCGGCACCCTGAAGTACTACGACGACGCGACCAAGGCCCTGGTCCACGACTGGGGAGAGGGCTACTTCATGGCCGTCGGTTTCGATGATTTCAGCACCGGTCTGACCTACGCAAACGTCAAGGTAGGCCTGCACAACAGCGCCGGTTCCGGCCTGGTGACCCTGGACAGCGACAAAGACGCCGTTCTCCACATCACCGACCCGGTGAACCAGAAGCTGATGGCCGTGCAGACCGACCCGGTGACCGGCGAGACCTATACGCAGTATTGGGACCTCGACCAGATCACCTACGCTCCGAAGGAGGCATAAGCGATGAGCGTGATCCTGCTGCCCGGCAAGGGCATCCAGAAGGACAACAAAAAGCCCGCAAAGGCTGCTGCTGAGCAGCAGCCCGAGCAGGCCCCCGCAACGGAACCCGAACAGACTCCCGAACAGGAGCCTGAGACGGAACCCGAGCAGGCCACCGAGCAGCCCGCTGAAGGATCTGCGAAAAAGCAGACCAAGGCTAAAAAGTAAGAGAGGAGGGAGACCATGCTGCAGCAGATCCTGGAATACATTCACAATTATTTCATCGTAGCCCCGAACCCGGGAACCTACACGATCAGCGGAGACACGGTCTCCCCTCTTCCCGAGCTTTTGAACGGACAGCGGGTATGGATCG